GATAGCTTGATATTTGCTAATTACGTTAATAGCTTAGAACCGATCATGGAAAGATTAACAGGTTATAAAATTATTTTTTATATATTTTGTAATTAGTATATAAATTGTTTTCACTCTAAAGAAAATCGAACAAAATAAAAAAACACCGAAGGTTATTTTAAATTCATTGGAATTGAAAAAAATGATTAACTTTGATAAACTAATTTAGTTTTTGATAGTAAATGGGCGCACCAAAAGGACATGCTAAGTGGGGAGGTAAAGGGAAGGGAACTGAAAATAAATTAACTACCACAACAAAGGAGTTGATTTTTAACGCAATAGACCAACAGTCATTACACTTCGATTTAACAATGAAGCGCATAAGGGAGGAAAACCCTATTGAGTGGGCTAAGATAATGGTTAAGCTGATGGACTTTGTGTTACCTAAGAAATTGGATATTACAACAGATGGCAAGGTTATAAATGTAGTTCCTCCTGAATCTTCAAACGTAATTAAAATAGGTTAATGTACACGGTTAATTGGTGCAAATGGAGTGAGATAATAAACGATACTTTTATTCCTATAATTGATAACAAGGATAGGTATTTGATATTATACGGGGGTCGTGGCAGCTCAAAGTCAAACGCAATAGCTAAAAAACTTATTTACAGGTGCTTAACAGAGGACTATTTCAGGTACATTTTGGTTCGTAACACCTACGCAACGATTAAAGATAGTAGCTACCAAACTATTAAAGATATTATTTACGAACTAGGACTGCATGAACTATTTGAATTTAAACTTCAACCACTGGAGATACATTGTATTAATGGTAATAGTTTTCTTGCTCGTGGTTGTGATGATACTCAAAAACTAAAGTCAATTAAAGACCCTGTCGGGTGTTGGTTTGAGGAGGACATTCCAACCGAAAATGATTTTATCACTATTACAACGTCTATAAGAACGCAGAAAGCAAGCTATTTGCAGGAGGTTTTCACCATTAATCCAGAAGTTGAAGGCAATTATCAGGATAATTGGTTTTGGCAGCGTTTTTTTAAAGATCATGATGAATTGAGCTATTCGGATAAAACAACGCTAAACATAAGCAAGGATATAAGCGTCGATTTAACTTATTCGGTACATCATTCTACTTACAATGACAATAAGTGGATACCGAATGAATTTATAGGCTTCTTGATGGATTTAAAGAGGACGAATCCATATTACTACGAAGTGTATTGTTTGGGTAAGTGGGGCAATAGGATTTTAGGCGGCTTATTTTATAAGAATTTCAACACCGGTCGTAATACGTTTAATTGGGAATACAAACACGATATTCCTTTGCATATTAGTTTCGATTTTAATGTGAAGCCATTTATGTCCTGCTCTGTTTGGCAGATAGTCGGTAAGGCTTGCTACCTAATTGATGAACTTGCAATGAAAACACCGCAGAACACAACTAAAGGCGTGTGTAATGAGTTTAAACGTAAATACTTTGCTCACACAGGAGGGTTGTTTATTTACGGTGATCCATCCGGTAAGCATGAAGATACACGAACCGAAGTAGGGTATAATGATTATACTATTATTCGTAATGAACTAGAAATATTTAAACCTGACCTTAGAATAGCAACATCAGCACCTCCAGTTGTAATGCGTGGTAATTTTATCAATGAAATTTTCGCTAATAATTTTGCCGACATTTCTATACTCTTATTTGAAAATAGTATATATTTAAAAAACGATTTACTATTCGGAAAAGAGGCAAGCGATGGTACTAAGTTCAAAGAGAAAGTAAAAGGCGAAGATGGAAGCACACATGAAAAATACCACCATTTTAGCGATGGAATGGATTACATGATTTGCGAGGCTTTTAAGGATGAATTTCAACGATTCCAAAAGGGAGGAACAGCATTAACACGCACACCAATAAGACCATTTAACCAACAACCTAATAGATATTAATATGATACAACTAACGATTGAACAAGCAAAAGATATACAACGTGTGTATCAGTTAGGGTTGAACCTATTAGCATCAGGAGGGAGCAAAGATAAAGAGTTTTTCGATAAGATAAAATCGAACGGAACTAATCAAAAAGTAATTGAAATATTAACCGAACTAACAAAGTGATAACACCGCAACAATTATTCAGGCACGGCTTTATTGCCACACCAACAACCGACATAACAGGCTTTTTTATGCGTGGAAAAATTAACGGTGTTTTATCCGGTGGTGTATTTCACTTTCCTACCGCTGGCGAATGGCATCAATGTAAAAATATCGGTCATTTAAAATTCCTGTACCGTAAACACGTTGGAGAAAAATTAGAATATAATGCAAACTTTGACATAATTGAAAAACTAAAATAGTTACAGTTACAACTATTATTTGTTGCAATTTGCAATATTTGTAATATGTCAAGACTTCTAAGAGATTCCGATTACTTAATGTTGGTGCAAGCTGACAATTTGGCACAAATTATCGAGAGTACAACGTCAATCAAATTAGACGTTGAACAGGCTGCACAAACTGAAATGATTGGTTATTTATCGCAACGATATGTAACCAATAGAGCATTTGCAGGAGTTACAGCCTATTCAGATTCGGTAGTTTATAAAGGTGGAAATTTAGTTGAATATACAGAGCCTACCTTTTCAGCAGCAACAGTTTACATAACAGGGCAAAGGGTTGTTTATTCGGGCAACATTTACAGCTCAATTGCAGGTAGTGCTGCTCATGCTTGGAACGCTGCTGAATGGACTTTTGTTGTCGCAGACCTTACACTTTATTACGTTACACTTCCATATCCTGAATTTAGCTACACAACATCTTATGTAGCTGGTGATATTATTTGGATGGATGATTATACCTACACTTGTATAACTCCATGCTTGGGTATTGTTCCAACAAATACAGGATTTTGGGGCAACAAAACAGCCTACGCATTAACGGCAGCAACCAAGCCAACCGATGCAACAAAATGGACTTTAGGAGATAACAGAAATAGACAGCTAGTAATGTTATTAGTTGACATGACATTGTATCATTTACATTCACGCATTAATCCACGCAATATCCCAGACCTGCGAAAAGAGCGATACGATGGCAACAACCCACAACAAAATGGCGGTGCTATTGCGTGGCTAAAGCGTGTCGCAGGTGGTGAGCTTACAGCCGATTTGCCTAATATCGTTCCACAACAAGGAATGAGTATCCGTTACAATACAATTACTTCCGTTCAAACAAATACGTACTAATGAATATATTTGGATTCAATATTGGATTTAACAAAGCTGAAAACGTATCTAAAGAGATGCCGGAGCAAAGCAATACGCAAAAGCACATTCAATCCCCACGCATTCAAGTTTACAGGGTACAACAAACAATTCAAAAATGGAGAAACGCTGTTTCGGTTGCCGAGAGCATACAAAACCCACAACGCTATAACCTATACCAAACCTATAACGATGTTGTATTAGATGCTCATTTAACTGCTTGCATCCAACAACGGAAGAACTTAACATTATCTAGCTCTTTCTGTATAATCGGTAAAGATGGAGTTAAGGATGAAGAAAAGACTAAACTAATAAAAACTAAATGGTTTCGGGATTTTTTAGATTTGTCTTTAGATTCTTTGTTTTGGGGATATTCGTTGATTCAATTCGATTCATTAATTGATGACCAATTTAAGGATATTGACTTAGTACCACGCATTTACGTTAAGCCTGAATTTGGTATTGTAGTACCTACATGGTCTGCAATGGATGGCATTAAGTACAATGAACAACCTTATTCTGATTGGTGCATTGGTGTTGGTAAGAAAAGAGATTTAGGGTTACTTATGAAAGCTGCCCCGTTGGTTATTTGGAAGAAAAACGCAATAGGTGCGTGGTCTGTTTATCAAGATGCTTATGGTACTCCTTTAGCCGTTGGAAAGACAGATACAAGGGATGAAGCAACTAGATTAAATATGGAGAACGCTTTAAAGTCTTTATCTAGTGGTCTTTCAATGGTTTTAGATAAAGATGATTTGGTTGAACTTGTTGAAACGCAAAATAAAGATGCTCACAAGGTGTTTAACGAAATGATTGGGCGTTGTAATTCTGAAATCGCCAAGCTAATTCTAGGGCAAACCGCAACAACGGATGAAAAAGCATTTGTTGGAAGTGCCGAAGTGCAGGAACGTATATTAATGCAATACGCTGAACTTGACGAGGAATTTATCGAGGGTGTTTGTAATTATCAGTTGATCCCATTCCTTAATAACTTAGGTTTTGGATTAGAAGGATGCACGATTGAAGCCGAAGAAAGCGAAGATATTAAACCTTTAGATCAAATCAAGATTGATGCTGAACTAATGAAATACTTTGACTTGACACCGGAGTATATTTTAGAGATGTACGGAGTTGACGTGTTGCCAAAGCCAGTAGTTAATACTGTTTCGCATGTTAAAAATAAATTAGATAAATACTATTCTTAATGTGTGGTTGGTGCAACGATATATTAAACGCAGATATAAAACAGCTCAATATTTTTTCGGATGATGAAGTAGAGCGTGTTGTTTACGATGTTTACAATGGCACTATTAATCTCCGAAATCTTGACGTTCACACCTATCAGAAAACAGCGAAACAACTGACTGATGGTGTTTTTACAGGGTTTGGCAAGAACATGGATAACATTCTTATCAATACTCCTGATTACAAAATGTTATCTGATTTACGTGAAAATGTTTATGTGTTTAGCGGTGCAAAGAATTACCAACAAGTAAGGGCAATGAGCGAGCTACTCACTACCGATGGGGCTATTACAGGCTTTAACGATTACAAAAAGAAAGCGACAAATGTATTCAACGAGTATAATAAAAATTACCTTACTGCTGAATATAATTCTGCTATCGCACAAAGCCGGTCAGCCTCGCAATGGATGGAGATTGAAGCGGACAAAGAACTATACAACCAGTTGCAATATGTTACCGCAAACGATGGGAGAGTGAGACCGGAACACGCATTATTAAACAATATAGTTAGACCTATTGATGATAAGTTCTGGAGTACATATATGCCACCAAACGGTTGGAATTGCAGGTGTGATGTGTTGCAGGTAAATGAAGTTGAAAACACATTAAGGGGGGACATTCCAAAAATGACAGACAAGCAAGTTCCTGAAATATTTAGAATGAATGCAGGAAAAGAGCGCATTGTATTCAGCGAAAATCACCCGTATTTTAATATTGCAGATCGTGATATAGCGTTTGCAAAGACTAATTTTGGTTTACCAATACCGTAAAAATGAAATATTTAATAGGAACAGACATCGGAGAGTATTCATTCGATGCGTCTGAAAAGACAGTAACACTAATAGGTTTGAATCCTATTACCATTGAGCAGGTGTTACTTATTACAAATGTTAGAACGGCTGCTATAATTTATAAGGCGGATAACAACGCATTAAATGGTAGCATATCGGGTAATGTAATTACTTTAGATTACGATACAACAGGACATTTTGATAACGATCCGTTACAAATATATATTGAATATACCGAAAGCAATACAAGTGCAGCCAATAGCAGTACAACACCATTAAATGCTGGTGCTACATTTCCAGGGGAGTGGGTTGACGTAACAGCATATTCATCTATAACAATAACGGTAAAGACAGACCAAAACGGAACATGGTATTTGCAACTTTCACCAGATGGAGTGAATGTGGATAGCCCACTTGCACGTTACTATCGAACTAATCAAATAGAGCCACCTCATAGATTTTCAAGGACACGTAAATATGCAAGGGTAGTATTCACAAATACAAGTGCAAGCAATCAAACATATTTTAGACTTCAAACAATATTAGGCGAAACAAGTCCTTTGAATATTCCTTTGGATTCAACTATATCACAAGACTATGATGCAAGTGTAGTAAGACCGTCAGACTTTAAATATGAGGTTGCTTTAGGGCGAAGACAAGGCGCAACAACGTGGAATAAGTTTGGGGGGAATCAAGATATTGATATAGGAACGGAAACGGTTTGGAACTATGGT